AACGTAGCAGATTACAACGAAAAGAAAGCAAAGGCTGATGCTCAAGCTTATAAAAATATTAAAGTCAAGCAAATTAACCGAAAGAAGAACAGCGATAATATCAACGCGAATAGCAATAACGTAAATGTGGCTACAGATCTTACACAGACTACTGGTAGCCATAAGGATTTTACAAATGATATTATGGGAAATAATAATAGTAATATCGGCAATGACTACAGCGTCAATATTGCAAGCCAGGGAGGCGATAGCGGTAGCGGCGGGGGCAGCGGCTTAAATAATATGCAAGATGCAATGGCCTTTATTGGGCTGAATGACAACAGAGCTGCTAAAGATAATGCTTTGTTTAATCCTTACGATGACGTTGGTTTGACAATGAACGCAATCGACAATGCTGCAGGGAAAGATGTAGATCGGCGTATTTACAACTCAATAGGATACGACATTAATTACTGGGAAGATAAAGCTAAAGAACAAGATAATCTTGCCTTTGGTGATCTTTGGGGGTTCCAGGCTCCTGATTATCAGATGGCTTCTTCGCCTAGTGATCCCTTTAAGAAGGTGAACTCCTAAGAAGTTGTTCATTTCATTGCTTGTATCGTTAGACTTGATATGGATATAAAGTAGTAAAAAATGTCGAACAATAGTGCTCAGTTTCAGGAAATACTTAACGCAGCTAAGGAGAAAAGAGGCGATCTTCCAGTAGACACAATGATTGTGTCATCGCATCTTGCTCAAATGCGATTATTTATTCTTCGTCGCGGTGTTGAATTCTTCTGTGATCAAGATTCGTTCGGTGGCCGTAGAGAGTTTCTCAAGAAAGTTTATGAGAGCAATATGCTCGAAATGAAGCTAGACAGTATTATTGATTATTTCCTATGTGACGGGCAGGGTTTATTTTACTTCAGACCATCGGGTGATACATATCAGCTACTTTATTTCCCAAAAGATAGCTATCGCTGTTATAGGGATCAAGTCAATGAGATTGAGCATGTTGAGCTGATATATAGCTTCTCAGTTAAAGAACCCAACTTGATGGATGCTTACGCTACTCAAGGGAAGCGGGGTGGGAGGAAGAAGTACATCAAGCTGAAAGTATATAAGGATCGAATTGACCAAACGATTTCAAATGAAAAAATTGAGTTTGAGAACGCTGGCACCATTACGATGCAGCAGCCAGGTCAGACTGAAACTCTTAGCAACAGCTTAGGTTTTATTCCTGCTGTAGAAGTCTTTAACCACTTGGATTGTACAGGTGTTTCAACAGGTACTGGTGAGTTTGATTGGATGGCTAATCAAATACTCTTCCATGATGAGCTAGTACGAAATGTACGGAAGAACATGAAGTTCTTTGGTAATCCAACGCTTGTTTCCAGCCGTCCTCGTCATGACATTCTTGAAAGTGGTGATGAGAATTCAATGCGTCCAACCATTAGCTCTCAAGCTGGGTTCTACGCAATGGATCGTCCGAGCACACGAACCAGTCAACCAGGATTTAGTGCTGGATTAGATGGTCAAATCAAAGTTCCACGTGTTATTGCAAACTTAGAGCCAACTGATCGTGTCTCATACATGACTCCCGATGCAGTGAGTGGTGATCAGAATATGTACGTGAAGCAGTACAGGTCTGAAATTCGTTTAGCCCTTGGTGGGGTTGATGACCTTGATTTCAATATGGCGTCATCTGCCTATGAAATGAAATCACTGTACGGAAGATGTGCTGCTACAGCCGAGAAAAAAGCTAAAGCCTTATTCGAATTTGGATTGTGTAAGCTCTTTGCACTAATGATTCAGCACGAAGAGTATCTCTTTGAAGAATCATTTGCCGTTGCCAAAGGTCTTGTAAAACCAGAGCCACCTTTAGAAGAAGAGTACGATGATCCAGAGCTTTTTCAAGAAGCTGAGAATACTTATGCTCTTGATGTTCAAAAATACACTGTATCAAAGGATAAATTGCTATCTGCTAGTATTGAGTCAGGTGATATACCTAACGGGGTTATTGGTTTAATCCCTGATGGCAGCGACAAAGTCAATTGGCGCTGGACCGGAGAGATTTTCGAAGAAGACTCACAAGGCATTCTTAACAACAGTATTGTCGTTCGAAACCTTCAAGAATTAGGTGTCGATTCTATTGAAGCACTTAAGTATCTCTTCCCAAGCAAAACTGATGAAGAACGCGCTGCCATGCTAACTGGATTTCCATTCAGGATGGTCCAGCAATCACAACAGGCTTTCAATACATTCGTTTCGATGATTGGCCAGTTATATCAACTGCCTCATCCACAAATACCCAATCAGCCTTTAGCAGCTGATCCGAATCTTGATATCACAGGGTTCCTATATAGATCACTCGATTTTTTACGCAAGGAGTTAAGTTACAGTGGAAAGTACAAGCCCAATGATGGCGAGCGGAGCACAAGCAAGCTCAGCGACGCCGACCGTAAGCGCTCCGAGCTTGGTCTCCCAACCAGGGATGAGCGCCCCGTCCAGCTACCAGGCAGCCCCTCAGGCAGCTCCACAGGCACCAATGGGTTACCAGCCAACGGCGGCCCCGCAGGCTTCGGCGGCCCCGGCAGCAGCAGCGAATCCTTGGCAGGAGGCGTTCCAGGCACTCAGCGCAAGCCTGAATACGCCTCAAGCGTCCCCGGCCCAGGCGTCGTACTCGGCATATCAGACTCCGACAACTCAGGCCAGTACCCAGGCAACTTGGGGTTCACAGCCCCAGCAATGGGACCAGCAGGCTCAGCAGACATACGCTCAGCCAGCTTCAACCCAGGCTTATTCGGCCCAGGAGCTCAATCAAATCCAGCACTTGGTGGCTCAGCAGCAGTATCAGCAACAGGCAGCGGCTCAGGCTCAGTACCTAAGTCAAGGAGCAAGCGAGGCAAGTGATTCTTACCTAAGCCAAATCTCTGATGTCAGTCTTGAGGTTCTAGAGCATTTCGGTGCTGAAGCCCCTGGCTTGCTGAACAACTATGCATGTGCAGTAGAAGACGCACTCATTGAGCAGGTTGGCCGGAACAGCACCATGGATCTGATGCTCGATGCAGCATCCGAAGAGCGTTCAGCAATGAACATCATGCTCACCAATCCAGAAGTGCTCTCTGACTACGTGCTTGGCTTCTTCGGTCCTGAAGGTCCTTATCCAACACCTTCTTCCTCCGAGCAAGCTCAGATCAATGAGTACCTTGCACGTGAGCAGTTTGCTCAAGAGATCGCTCATCAGGAAGAGCGTGGTGTACCACAGAACTTCCAACGTCCAGTAATGGATATGCCTACACCTGGTCGTCAGGAAAGCGCTACCAATTCCTTCTGGGGTGACTTCAGTTCACTGATGGATAACAACCCAGAGAATGCTTGGCAGTATCTCTCCGGTGCTCCAGCTCAGGCGTTCCAAAGCAAGATGCTTGTTCAGGACTACTGATCAATAAAGCATGAGGGTTTCTTATTAAAGGGAACCCTCTTTTGTTTAAATACAACTAATTCTTGTTAAAGCATTACTTATTACAATAGGACTATATAGAGTTAATTTAAAATGGCTTTCAACATCTCCCGCCTACCTAACGAAGAATCTTCATATGCCAGACAGGCTTTGACAAATTCGAATTTTGTCAACGGTAACGGTGCTATGAACCCAGTTAATACTGGGATGTTCAATGCAAATGATGGTAGTGGCTACACTAAATTTGGTAACCCCCAAGAAGATATTGTTAGGCAGCAAAGAGAAACTGATATTCAGCAGAATGCGATCTCTTCCGCATCTCAGCGATCAGCGGCTGCTATTCAGGGTGTTGACATGGAGATGACAAGACAATCTGATTCTGACTTTAAAGCTCAGATGGGCTTAAATGCTAAGTTGGCTAATATCATTGAGACTCTGCCTAGTAAAGGTGCAGCAACAAAAGAATTTGCTAACCCACAATTGTTTAATAAAAGACTTGAGGATGTGAATATTACTCGCCTCATGAACGCTAAGTCGATGGGTTGATCAAACCTTTCTTTGTTCAATATTTACTACAATTAGAGAACATGTAGTGGATTATTATTGTGCGTTTAGCAGGCGATTGTGCATGTGATAATCCAGAGGTTTTTCAAACTATCTGGAAACACCTCAAGAGTGATGGTGTGCCTGATCAGGCTGCCAATCAAATGGCAGCAGAGATGCTTACACATGGCGAAGACTTTGAAAGTAGCGTAGCAAAGTATCAACAGTACGAAGATAACTATAAGTCAAAAGGTTTTAATGAGCACGCTGCTCAAGCAATGGCAGTAGAAGCACTAGAAGGAAGAGAAGAAGAGCCTTCGGTATCAATTAGATTCGCAAGACTTCGCGGTTAATGTTGACTTAGCTAGAATTTACAGCTATAGTTAATACATAGGCAAGCGTATTATATGTCATCAATCAAGCTTTCAGGAGATTCTGTTCGTTCATATTTAAGAGACATTGGTAGAATTCCACTCTTGGAGCATGAAGAAGAGATTCTTCTTGGACGACAGGTCCAACGGTTAATGGAGATCAAAGAAATTGAAGACGAAATGGAAGTTAAGAGCCAAGATGATTTGGCTGGGATTCTTGGTATCTCTACTCTTGACTTGAAGCGTCAGTTAAGAGCAGGAACTAAAGCTAAAGACAAGATGGTCACAGCAAACTTGCGTTTGGTTGTGAGTGTTGCCAAGAAATATACTAAACGCAATATGGAGTTGTTAGATATCATTCAAGAGGGAACAATTGGTTTAGTACGTGGTGTTGAAAAGTTTGACCCTAGCCGTGGTTATAAGTTTAGTACCTATGCTTATTGGTGGATCCGTCAAGGCATCACGCGGGCCATTGCGGAGAAATCGCGGGCAATACGCCTACCAATTCACGTTACAGAAAACCTCAACAAGCTTAAGAAAGCTCAACGTGAGCTAAGTCAGATCAATGGGGAAATGCCTACAGTATTTCAACTGGCTGATTATCTAGATTCTTCTGTAGATGAAATCAAAGATCTAATGTGTAAGGCACGTCAACCTACGTCACTTGAGATAAAGATAGGAGAGAACAGGGATACTGCTTTGATCGACCTGCTTGAGGATGAGACACAGCTTCCCGAAATGTTATTAGATCGACAAGCTGTTAAAGAAAATATCCGCGACATCATTGATGAGTTGCCTGAGATGCAATCAGCTGTTATTAGAATGCGTTACGGGATTGGCGAGGAAGTACTTGAGCCAATGTCCATGACTGCTATCGGTCAAGTCCTTAACATGAGTAGAGACCGTGTACGGACTCTAGAGAATAAAGCGCTGCGTTATATCCGCGAATGCCCTGATAGTCTGGTGGAGTATCTTTAATACAATAGAAGAAATAGCACTAATGGCCAATGAGTGTCACTAAAGAAATAAATAATAACTATATTGTTTACGGTGCAAGTGATTACACTTCCAGCAAAGGTAACGCAGCTAGTAAGCAGCTGAACTATGCTGCAGGTGCATCAATCACTAAGCCTGATACACAGACTATTAGTGTGATTCCGCACACGTTTAAATATCAGGATAGTGTCGGCTTGATGGGAGCTGAGAATTACTTTGTCAAAGTACAGCTAACTATTGTTGGAGATATTGTGCGATCGTGCTTTGAGGAAGAGTTCTTCTCTTGCGCCAATATCAAGGGGGGACAAGATCTGGACTCTAACTACACCCGTGCTGAATTTGATTTTGGCACTTTTCCCACGGTTAATACCTATGAGGAAGCTATTGGCGCTGAAGATCGTCTTCCGTTCTTGCCTGGAGGCCGAGGTTTTCTAAGTGTTCAGTTAGATAATCTTAAAACAGGCAATGCTTACATCGATAAGGATTTAGAGATCTGCCTGTATACAGCTGATCGCGAAGAGCATCCTTATGACAAGATGTATGTTCAAGCCAATGATCATTTTTATATTGGCTTCCACGCACGAAATACAAAAAGAGTAAGTTTCGATGCTGAATGTACTATTGGAACTGAGCTTCGATCTTACGATTCGATCAGTGACAAACGTCTTGTCATGAGAAAGCTCAATTCGGGCTCTTATTAATCTGAAGTTTCTTCTGTCTCTTCAGTTGGTTCCGGTTCAGGTGCTGGCTCTACTGATACAACCCGAAAGCCGGATTGAGGGCTATCGCAAACATTAGGATCAGCAGAGGATGCTGTACAGGTAACGCCTACGTTACCTTTTCCCAGCTTCACCTTTACAGACTTAAGCGATGTTTTGCCAACGAACGTCCCTTCACCGGTCAATGTCCACTGGTAACTCAGTGTCTCAGTTTCTATATCTGTTGCGTTTCCAGTAGTCTCAACATTAAATGTACATGTATCGCCTTCCTTTCCTGACGATGGGCCACTGACGATAACCTCTCCGATATCTTTTTTGAAAGGCCTCTCAGCAGCACCAGGAGGAATCACTGTCATGATTTTCCCGCCACTGATTCTAGGGAACAGGTAATGCTCAATGATTTGCTTGTCTTCCGTAAATAAAGCAGCTCTGGAAACACCATTGCAGATGTAGAAGTTAAAGTTAAACCGACCATCATGGTCAATGCGTACTGTTGAAAGAGAGCTTGCATCAACAGCTAGTAGAACTGAATTCCCATTGACAGTTACTTTAAATAGTGCACAGGATACGTACTGAACTTGTCCTGCATTAACTGCCCACCATTTTTTCATCTTAGTTTCACTTCCACGCTTCGGAAGTTGAAGTTGCATTTCTTTCCCAGTATGCTTTTTAACTTCTTTGAAACCCTTCAGCACAAGACTATCAGCCATCAGATTTACGTATTACTTTCTTCTATTTTAGTCCATTTAAGATTGTCTATTTTGTTATCTAGTTTGTCTCCGTTTATATGTGCAATCTTACTGCTTGACTTAGTTTTGCCCAAAGGAGTTGGAGGTGATTCTAAAAACGCTAGAGCAACTAGTTTGTGCACAGCAACCGTGATTGTTTGTTTGCGTCCAATCCGTTGAGTAAGATTTACTTGGCGATATCCATTTTTGTTTACTCGTTGCTTCAGGATACGCTCTACAACTCCTTTTGTGCTTTTGATTTCGCCAAGGCAATTTATGTAGTACTCAATGCAACATTCAAATCCTGGCAGTGAATGTACTGGCTTCCATACGCTGTCATCTATAAATTCCATTACCACAATATTTTGGGGTCTACTTTATAAATACTAGCAATTAATACTAATATCTAACTATGTGGCTAAGTCGAAGTCACTTATATAACTATTAGTTTGGAGTTACGATCCTATGTGGATTGATAATGACTTTCCCAAACTTCTTGGTGCAGAACTTTACCGTCCTCATCCTGCCTACATCATTGAGATGGCAGTTGAGCCAGTAGTCGTACACGATTTCTCAAAGCAGCCCGGCCAGACCGTACAGCTTGATCGTTACCGCTTCTGGGGTAAGCCTGGTACTAAGGAGTCCCGTGAGCGTACAGCCGATCAAACCCTCGGTACCGCTTCAGCTCGCAACATTGTCAAGGACAAGGTGCTTGTCACTCTGCGTGAGTACACCGGCCCAGCCGATACTCGCGACAGTGCACAGCCTTCAACCTTCAAGGTTGCTCGCGAAACCCTGATCACTGCTCAGCGTCTGCTGCTTGATACAGGCAACCTCAACGTCTTCCATCAGTCGATTGGAAGCTTGACCCTTTTGGATGATTACCGCCGTTGGCGTGATCGCGTGTTTGCCAACGAACTGCTTAAAGCAGAAGCAACTGGTCAAGCATCTAAAGAGCAAGGTGGCTACTACCTTCCCGGTGGTAAAGCCAAAGGCGGTTCAGGTGGCACCTTGGGTGTTACTTACGCCGCTGGTGAGTCAGCCAAGTTTGATATCACCACTGACCTTCTCGAAGTTGTTAAGGACATGCGTAAGCGCAACGTCCCTACCTTCGCTGACGGTTACTACCGCTGCATCGTGGACCCCACGGCAATGATGCACCTGCGCCAAAACAACGACTTCCGCGAGATTGCTCGTTATCCCGGCACAGGCATGATCAACCCCATGCAGCCCAACCAGGCACCCAATGCAAATTTCTACCAAGGAATGGGTCCTGCTTACGGTCAAGCCGGCTTTGTTGCTGGTCAGCCCGTAATGCCTACAGGCTTCCTCTTTGAGGGTGTCCGTTGGTTTGAGTCCACCAACCTGCCCGAAACTACATACAACCTTGTGGTTACTGACGAAAACAGCAGTGCCGCTGATTACAGCGCTAGCCAGCTGATCTTCTTCGGCCCTCAAGCTGTCGGTGTCGGCATCGGTGGTAATAACGCTCAGATTCTTCTAAATAACAATGATGACTTCTCACGATTCATCATCATGATTTGGAGTCTGTTCGCCGGTTTTGAAACCCTGAATAAGGATTTCATCACGGTTGGTTACTCTTTCGTATATTGATAGGAGCTAACTAATCATGACTGTAATTTTTCCAGGTAACTATGTCGCACAACTGAACGCATATCGCGATCAGGGTGTTGTGGCCCTCCCCGGTGTTGAGTTCTACCGTCTCGTCGGTGCTGTTGTACTTAACCCTGATACTGATAGTGTCACTACAGCTGCTGGTGTTCTGAATGCTGGTGATTACCAGCCTCAGATCCTGTCTCCAGACCTTCGTCAGGATGACAAGCCACGTAAGGATAAGCTTATGGTTATCCCTAAGAACGCTGTTGTTTATCGCACCGCTATTTCCGCTCCTGGCGTGAAAGCGAATGCTGCTGCTGACACGATTGTTGTCAAAACTCTCGGTTCAAATGCTCCTACAAGTGGAACATTGACTGCTGGTTCTGATAAGTTCTTCCCAGAAGACGGTGTGTCTTCTGCACTTAAGAACATTGTTGACGGTACTGCAATCAGTACTTCAGCTGCAACCAACGTTGAAATCACAACTTCAGCTGCATTCACTGCAGAATTGAAGGATACCGCTGGTGCAGGTCGTAATGCTCCTTCAGCAATTATTGTTGAAGTCTGCTTCTATGTCCCTGCTGCTGCTCCTGGCTACGACGATGTCAACATCCCTTATGCTGTTGAAGCTGGTCAAGGTACTTGATCACTTTTAACAAGTAATTTCAAGAGGTCCTTCGGGGCCTCTTTTTTATATGCCTATAATGTTGGAGTGTAGTAAGTATAGTAATGAGTAACTTATTTCAGGATCAGAAAACAGGAAAGCTTGTCGAGTTTATCAATAAGCATGATAAAGAATTTGCAATGGTTCGGGATGCAGGAGGACAAATTACTTACGTAAATTTAGAACAGCTTGTACCTTATGACCGTGAGAAAGGTCGTTTAGCAAAAGTTGCAGCTCCCCAAATCGCATTAGAGCCGGAAGAGCAACTTCCAACAACAGTTGTGCCTATTGAAGATTCACGACTTAATTTGAATACAGCACCAGCAGAACAGATTGCCAAACGTCTACCAGGCGTAGGTTATGCAACAGCCAAGCGCATTGTTGAGCTGCGCATGTCATTGAGTGGTGAGCGTTTTGCCAATCTTAAACAGTTGGAAAATATTCCTCGTGTTAATTGGGAACAGCTAATTGATGAGGACTTAATCTTTATTAGTTAAAATATAAGTAAACAGGCTTAATGATAATGGACCCACGTATTCAACAAGTACTCTTGGCCCAAGCTGCACAAGAAGCGGAAGAGGGTCCACGTCTAAGCGATATGGTTGCATTAGGCGTTGGTGGCGGCGCTGCCCTAGGTGCCTTAACTGGAACTTTGCCACATGTAATTGGCAGAGGCGTTGGACATTTGCGTGGAACTAACAGCAGAATTAAGCCTGGCTTGCGAATGGCTGGTGGAATTGTTGGAGCACTTCTAGGTGGAGGGCTTGGTGCAGCTGCTCAACAGCAAATGGCAAATGAAGCTGGTCCTGCTGGAGCATTGCTAGCCAAGATTCAATCGCAGGGTGGCTTGATGCCAGGTGACGAGGCAAGGCTGGAATCAGTTCTCCGTGATGCTTATTCACAACAGGGGTTAATCGGCTGATGGAATTAGATGATCTACTTAAATCAAAAGCAAGGTTCCACCTAGGGATCAATGCAGGTGCTCAAATTCCAGCTGGTGATAGAGCACGACTTGAAGAAGCAATGGCTCTCATCCCAGATGAGTACTGGTATAACCAAATCGTTAACCATATTCGTAGGTGCGATACAGCATGGGAGAACAGTGAGTACTTCCCAGCGGACTCCAGTGGTTCACCTAATTACAGTCGTTTAGAGCAGATTGCTGGTGATGTCCAACGGACTATTGCTACATCAGATCCGCTTAAAGGTGATGAGTTTTTTAGAGAGATTTATCTACGAGAAGTAGATCGTTTGGCTGAAACATTATACGTTGCTAATTATCGTAGACCTGAAGTAAGGCGGTATTTATTTGATCGTTCAGGTTCAGAATTTATTATGGCAGTACCTGGACCAGCAGACACTGCGGTAGGAACCAGAATTATGCTAAATAATATGTGGCGTTAACTGTAGAATAAGGAAAGGAATAATTAGAAAATTATGGCAACTCAAAAAATTACGATGGGTCGCGGTAGAAATACTGATTACGAATCCCAAAAAGCTGCAGCAATCGCTCAGGCTGGAATGGGTGGTGACTATATGTGGGGCCTTCAGTCTGGTATGCAACAGGTCTACAGAGGTGGCACCGGTCAAGCATCTAAAGCCTCACGTAATCCACAATATGGGAACGTAAATATTATGACAGGAGATGCTCTGGATGGTGCTTATGGGAACTTTAAGCCGCTGATGGATTCAGCCGGTAATCAAGTAACAGAAGAGCCCCGTAATCAAACAGGCTATTTAGCTGGCCAATACTCCCAAACTGTGCAGCCACAGATTGATTCTGAAATTGCAGGTCAGCAAGCTGCTGAACGAGTTCAAATGATGGCTCAAGGTCATCAATATTTGGGACTCAACGACCGCTCACAAATGTACCGGGTTTAATTATGGCTAATGATTTAAAGCGTAAGCGTCGCGAAGAATTAGGCGACACGCCTTTGGGTGAAAGGATTCTTTCAAATGATTCGACAAGTGGTATCCCATCACAGCCCATGCCAGGAATGCCACAAGGTCCGGGCAACATGATGAATAACCCACAAGTTCCGAAGTCGATGGGTGGTGGAATGCCGCAGCCTGGGAGATTAGATCCAAAAAATCCTCAGTCGCCTTATGGTGATGGTGTTTTTTCACCTGATCAGTACGCCCAAACAGGAACACCTGGCTTCGCCGACAGAACTGAACAGTACCAATTTTATGTTCCTGGAAGGGTTTTGAATGCGGAAGCATATAACACTGTTGCTCAGCCAAAAGATGACACTATGCTGCGGCTAGACGGCATAGGTATTTCTCAAGAAGCAGTTAGTCGTGCTCAAAAAGCGTATGCTTCATCAGGCGATCCCACTCCCTCATATCAAATTACAGCTATGGGACCGGGTGGAACAAATATGGAAGAAGTAATTAATGGTAGTCCACTTATGGCTGGTCAAATGTCTGGTGAGCTGAGTGGTAATTCTATGAATACTTTGGCAATGGATGGTAACACTACTCAGAGCATGCCTAAGGGTGATCCTGCTTCTCTGTTTTCAGGGAATTCCGGTAGCTTAGGAATGAGCACAGGCCGTGGCGGCGGTCGCAATCAACTCGCATAAGGTAAATAACAATGGCTTCAACTTCTACTAACAAACAACCTCTTCTTGTAGATCGTGTATTGCACGAAGTGGTTGATCTTGCAGGCGCAACTGTCGCTGAAAATGCTGGTGTAGACATCGCTGGTACTAACAATGCTTCAATTGTGATTGACAGCACAACTGCTGACGGCTGCATTATTGAGGATATTTACTCAATTGCCAGGACGATTTCAACTGGTTACAAGATTAACTTGTACCTCAGTTCTGCGTCTGACTATCTAAGGCAGCAACAGGCAGTATTTGTTGCGACTCTCACTGCTGGAACAACCGTTGGCGCTCGAACTCACATTACGGCTTTGCCTTACATTTTGGCACCAGTCCCTCAGACAGCCAATTCAGGCACAGATGCAATCAGATTTAAGGCACTTTATGTTCCTAAAGGTAAAGCATTATGGGCTGCAGTAGAGCAACAGTCAGCTAGTGATACAGCAACAGCTGCTCCGTTACTCGGTGTACAAGGCGGCTGGTATTAATGCCTAAAAAGCAGAATGGCTTTGGTAAATCTAAGTCTTTTGCTTTTAAAGGGTTAGGTTCAATTGATGTGGGCAAAAAGCCAGCAAAAGCTGGACTTGCCCCATCCGTAAGAAAATTTGGTACAACTGTACAGAAGTCAATTATTCAAAAATATAACTTTAATTCAAAGTGGGTGAAGTGGAGAAAAGGTTATGAGTATTACAACCAAGCGGCTTGGTATGAATTAGAGACTTACGATCCTTTGTCTCAGTTGTACTCCAGAGCACAGCTAGAATCCAAACTTTATCAAGGTACTGCAAACGAGGTAAATGCTCTCTTTGAAGGATTTAAGTTTGCAACTAATGGTTCTGATAGCAACAACCACTATGTAATGAAGCGCACTTGTACTTCAAGTGTTGACATAGGAACCATCGGCAGTGTTGATAATGATCCGTATCAGTTCAATACTAACCGTCTAAATCGTGAGATCTGGTGTAATTTTACAAGTGGTCCTAACTATCAAATGCTGCTTGAGATGATAGGGGAACGTATTGATGATAGTGAGACCGAAGCGACCATTTCATACTTACTTACGTCGGATAAATACCCTGCCATTTACCTAGGTAAATCTGAAGAACCTACGACGGCTGTCACTGTATCTATTCCAATCACAGATCTTGTGTATCAGTCAGGAGTAAGCCCCATTCAAGACTTCAGAGTTTTGTTGGGTCAAATTGTTTATATACCGACCTTCTTCGTGAGTCAAGCCAAAAGCTCTATCGACTCTCTTACGTGGACGGATGAGATTGATTTCTTCTATGTTGACTTAGAGGATTCAGCACAAGGTCAAGATCTAGAGATTTTAAATCGTGCATCTACCGAACTGCCACCATCTTTGTTTGACATTACTACACTGCCAAATACTGTTAGTACTTCAAATGCTTCATATACTATAAACGGCAGATTTAAATTTAACAAGGCTGATTATCAACGCTTTTTCGGCAAGAAGTATCTCACTGCTGATCTTGTAGATAGTAATACAGATAAAGCATCATATTCAGTTATGCCATTTGCAATCTTAGGAGTGGAAGTTCAAGGAGGCAACCTTATCTTGAAATCAGTCCCTGCTCGTACTCAACTCAAACTCACATCAGATCCTAATAACGGAACAATTATTTTTACTGACTACAGTTTCACTAAAACTAATTTAGATACTTATAGTGGTCAGTACTATCACGTAGACGATATAGGCGAAGAGCCATGGAAGCTATTAGATACTGATATTGATCCTTGGATGGACGAGGTGTTTACAAAGGGCGGTGCTCTTAAACCGTCTACTTTGTACGCTTGCAGCTGTCCTAACTATTCTCAGTCAATCCTTAGTTCTCCACAATCAACTGAGGATGCAGGTACTAGAAAGATTAATAGGCAGCGTCGCTACCCTCTCCCAACAGCCATGAGTGCTGATGACTTCGCAATGCAGGGCCGAAATCAAGTAGCTGGTAAGAGTACTTCATGGGAAAAGCGTGAGCATAAAATGGGATATAAAATGTGTAAACATACTGTAGCTGCTAAATTTATTGACAGAATTAAAACTAAAGAGCCAAATGATTATCCGACGATTGACAAAAGAGAGGAGTTTGACGACAAACTAGCGAAAGAAATGAATGAAGTTGCTAACCGTTTTGTTGCTTCTTATAAGCGTGGTGGTATAACTACTTTAGAGCTTATCTTTGCGTTAGGCCAAGGTCTTAACTTAGATGACGTTGAGATGGCCTATGTTATATTCGGCATGAATTACTGATTTAGTTTGTGTGCTGTTTAGAATGTTAATAGCGTTATATATTTTCTATGTTTACTGAAGCTGATTTTGTACTACCTTTAGAAAAAGAGCTTAGGCTTCAAGTTATCAAAACCGAAATTGAAGACTGTACTGATATTAATGCAATCAAAGAACAATTGATTTCTTGCGCTGAGTCCTTGATGAAGTATCAGCATCTATTGACCAAGGCTGTTGAAATTAATCTCATGGGATATCTAGAAGCTTTTGACAACGAGCATATTAGTTAATACGCCGATATCTTTAATTGAAATGGCTAAAATATATAGAGGATTATTATTCTGATATAGGTTTTTACCAATGGCAAAGATTCAATTAAAGAGATCAGTCATATTAGACGGCGGTAATGCCAAAGAGCCTACCGCTTCACAAATGCAGTATGGCGAAATTGCTATTAACTATAACGAGAACGACCCTTCAATTTTTATTAAAGATAGTAGTGATGCCATTGTGCGTATCGCTGGGGTAAATGCTAGAGGTAATATTCCAAGTGACATTCAAGGCTACCCAGATATAACAGATAGTCAGGGGGCAACTCTAGATGCTCGCTATCTCAAGCTTGGATCAGGGATAGGAGCGCAAGTTGTTCAGTCTTCTTCTACAACTGATTTTAATGGTGGACTAAAAGTAAGTGGTGGTTCAACGTATCTGTTAGAGCTTGCAAGCGGTGGAGCTACCAAGCTTGTAGTGCTTCCTACTGGACAAGTAGGCATCGGTGTCACATCACCCACAGCACCCTTGCAGGTCAGTGGTCAAGTTATTGCTAGCAGCTTTTCAGGTACTGGTAGCGCACTAACTTCACTCGATGGAGGAAATATATCGCAAGGCACTATTGATACAGCAAGAATGCCTGCAACATACACGTTAGCCGACAATATCACGATTAAGGCGACAGGTGCTAGTAACGCCTTGGACTTAAAATCGGAACAACATGTAAGAGTAAGAGCACTTAATACAGGCAGTTATATTAAATTTACTGGGAACAATGGGCAAGCGTCATATCGTTTTACCAAAGCCGGCCAAGTAACAATTGAAGGAAAATTAGATTTCGAAAGCCTTACTGCTGACCGGACATTTACCTACCCTAACGTGTCTGGTACGATTGCTCTTATCAGTAGCACAATTGATAATTCAGACAAGCTTGACGGATTGCATGCTGCTAGTTTTATTCGATCTGATGCTTTAACAGAAGTAACTTCAAGTACTGAATGGCAGGATAACCAAAAAGCTATGTTTGGTAATGATGGAGATCTTCAGATCTACCATACTGGAAGCACAGCATTTATTGATAATAATACCGGTAATTTGGTCCTTAGTTGTAATGTAGATGATGATGACGGCGGTAATATTGTTCTTAGAGCTAAGGCAAATGAACAATCAATTGTCTGCAATGACGACGGATCTGTCAAGCTATTTTTTGACAATGATCCTAAGCTGGAAACAAAAGCTCATGGTTCCACAACTACTGGCATTCATAAAAGTGATCAACTCGAATCTACGATCGCAAATGGGACATCTCCTTTAATCGTTGCTAGTTCAACATTAGTAGCCAATTTAAACGCTGATGCCGTTGACGGTGTCCATGCCACTTCATTCCTTAGGTCTGATGTAAGTACAACGTTTAACGCAAATCTTGCTGATTTTAAATTTAATAGTGATGGTGATAGGATCTTAATCAAATTCCAATATAATGCAGCCTCTAAGTGGAATCTGAAACAGAACAATAATGGTCTCGACTTAGATTTTGAAAATGTCGGTACTCATAGTGGTTCTATGAGAATTGATGGTAACTTGATTTGGCATGCAGGGAATGATGGTGCAGGATCTGGCCTAGATGCAGATACTCTCGATGGCAATGATTCAAGCAACTTTATTCGTTCTAATGTTGCTTCTAATATTACCAACACAATGGAGTTCCAAGATAATGTCGAACTACAGTTTGGCAATAGTTCCGATTTTCGAATATTCCATAACAGCAGCTCTAATAATAATATTATTCAAAACTACCGTAATAGTGATGGAAACATTCTTATTAATGGTGACAATACTGCTGGTATTACTCAGACGATGCTTGTTGCTGACTCCAGTACCGCTAGAACTTTTGTACAGCTAAATGAAAACGATGCAATACGTCTAAAAACTACTGATATTGGTGCAACTGTTTACGGTTCACTTACAACAACAGCAAGCCAAGGTACTGCACCTCTTATTGTTACTAGTTCTACTGTAGTTACGAATCTAAATGCAGATCAGTTAGATGGTTTACATGCTGGATCCTTTGTTAGAGGCGACGGGCAAACTTTTGGCAGCGGCTCAGTAGATATAAGAGCAGATGATGTTGATTTTATAGTCAGAGATCTTACAGAACCTAGCGGAAGCAGAAACTATATTTGGCGTGATTTTTCTGCAGGCTTGCTTTATCTTGGCACCACTAATGCTGTTGTGACTCCTAGATCAAATGTTGTACCTTTTACTGATAGCAATTTCACCCTTGGTACAGATACAATGCGGTGGTCGCATTGCTATGTCGATGACCTAACTATCACTAACGGTATTGCTGGAACAGATATCACAACTGGCACGATTAGTGAAGATCGTATTCCTTCAAATATTGAAAAGCAAGCCAATATCGAAATCAAGGCTAACGGCACAGGTAAAGACCTTAAGTTATATGCGTCTGATCATGTCTTTGTTAATGCAGGTATTGATGAACCTGGGGTCATCTATTTCCGTGCTAGTAATGGTGTTTCTTCATATAGGTTCGCAAAATCAGGACAAACAACTATTGAAGGATATTTGAGTTTTGAAAGCCTTACTACTGACCGGACATACACTTTCCCTGATGAATCAGGGACGGTGATGCTTACAACATACCCAGTAGATAACGCTAATAAACTAGATGGCCTTGATTCTACACAATTCCTTAGGAGCGATGTAGCGGCTACAAAGACTGGTAGTACTACTTTTAACGCGGTTGTAAATATTAGAGGGCACTTGGATATTAGTGATGCACAAGAAGTTCGTTTCGGTTCTAGTGATGATTTCACAATGAGCTTCGATGCCAATGGTTGGCTGTATATCAATCAAAAGGCTAGTGGAATTATCTTCCAAGATAATGGCACAAACGTAGTTCGCCTGGAAGATGATGGAACCTTCCGGCCAGAGGTCACAGAAACATGCACTCTCGGTGGGTCAAGCAAGTACTGGGCCAACGCCTATATCAAGAATGTATCCATTTCATCGACATTAAACGTTCGAGGTGCAATTGACTTGGCTGATAACGACATTTTGAGATTTGGCACCGGTGATGACGCTCAGATGGTGCATGATGGCTCACATCTCTATTTAAAGTTATTAGCTGATGACGACTTAATTATTACTGATGAAAATAGTAGCTCACTTGCTGCAGTTAGGGTTGATTCCAGTGCTCGTCGTGTTTATGTTCAAGATAATATTTACGCTGGTTATAATATGGCCGCTTACAATTCCGGGTCAAGTAATGCAATAAGTACTTACGCCAGGGATGCTGCTAACCAGGCCGAAAATGAATGGACTTCCTATACGCAAATCGCTGCTGATTGGCGTGGCAAAACAAATGAAAGTACTAATGAAAGTACACATCATTTTATTTCTGCTGTAAAAGACCAAGCGGGTAATACTGCTATTGTTCACAAACTCGATGTTAGCGGATCGCATTGGGGCTTAGGAAGTATGTATGCAGGCCGGACGCAAAGTACTACCACCGCTACAGCTACAAATTACTATGGGCGTACTGGTAATGGCTATGGATTTCATTGTTATAACGGTAACCCCACAGCGAGTGGCTTGCTGTATTCAACTAACTATCGCGCTTATGCGAGATTGACTGCAGTATTTGAGGATGCAGATGATAGAAAAGCTTTGTATGGGATCAAATCAGATACTGATGGCACTATTGATTACGATCAAGATCAATATTTAGCCTGTTCTGCAATGGGCCGTTTTGATGTAAAAGGTGGTATTCGATCTGGCCGTGTTGAATCAGATGAAGCAACCCCTAATCAGGTTTATGCGCCAGTAGGCTGGGGTGGTGGTATTGGCATATTATCGTACGGAGGCAATAGTAATTCTTACACTGCAATTTCCGGACGCTCTACATCTAATAGTGATTATGTTCTTCGTGTCCGTGTTAACCAAGCTGCTGATAAAGTACGAATTCAATCAAACGGTCAATGTTATACAGATGGAGCTTGGAACAATGTCCCTGCTGACTATGCAGAATATTTTGAGTGGGAAGATGGTAACGTTAATGATGAAGACAGAAGGGGTGTGACTGTAGTCTTACTTCAAGATGGCAAAATTCGTGCTGCAACAGCGGAAGACGATAGTGAAAGTATTATTGGCGTTATTTCAGCTTATCCAGCATTTGTTGGTGATGCAGCGGAATTATCTTGGCATGGAATGTATGAGAAAGATTCTTTTGGTAAACCTGTTGAAGAAAACGAGTTATGGTTGATTTGGAACAAAGAATATAAAGATGGAGTACCTATCAACCAGCCAATTGCAAGTGATCCAAATAGCTGGGGGGCTTGTGAAGGCTTTCCTTTGTCAGATCTTCCACGTATTGAAAAAGCCATGGCTGATGGAATACAGACAGGTATTCCACGTTGGGCAATTGATCAAAATTGCGTTGTCAATAAGCCAAAGCAAATTGTATCAAGTGCTTATGATCCAAGCAAAGTCTATATTCCAAGATCAGAACGTAAGGAATGGGATACTGTTGGTTTAATTGGAAAATTACCAGTAGTTAAAGGTTCTCCTATAGGTTCTAGGTGGATTAAGATGGGTGAGTTGTCCGATACCTTAGACCGCTACTTTGTTCGGTAATACCTGATATTCGGTTGGCAGCATTAATTACACCGGTTTTCACCTCTTTGCTGCCTCTCTTTACTATTTAATCTTTGCTAGATTAAAGCTTGAATAATTCATTCATATGCCTTGTAAAAAATCAGAACTAGCCAGTGCCATTAATAGCTTTGCTGCAGCAAGAACAACCGGCGACGGTAATCTTCAGAAGATGGCAGCTCATGTTCTTGAGCAGCTGATTGATACGCTTCAGTTTTCTAATGAAGATGCAACAGAGGTTAGTGAGACAGAAGTTGTCGAAGGTGACTAATTAGCAGATAGCTTAATTTCAGCGGCTCTCCTTCGGATTAATCCGGGGAGAGGCCCGTTCGGCCCATTCACCCATTTAGGGAATTCCTGTTGAAAGCACAGTGCTTTGTTCTCGCCGTCATTTATGCGTCGAGTGAAAGTGCTGTTTTCTAGTGCGCTACTACCTACGTTAAATGCAAAGCTGACAATTGCATCAAACTCATGTTGCGTAAGGACAGGCAGAATAATTTTGACAACCTGCTCTTCGAACCACATAAGGTCTTTACGTAATAGCTCCTCCGCATCATCTTTGGTGATGACTTGACCCTCAAACACATGCTGAGTGTGGCCATATCCAATCGAGAGTATCGAGCTAGCGCAATAGTACGCTTCAAGCTCTAAGCCCTCAAAGGACTTAATAAGGTCAATTCCTGCTTGTGATGTGCGGGAAGGCTCAGAAACATGAGCTCCCGCCTTTACTTTTTTGCGCTCGGATCACTTACATCCATATACCAACCGGTGCCTTCTCCTTCAACAGTCCAACGTGGGTTAAAGTTTTTGTAGCTGTACTTTATACCTGCACCATCTAAATTAGCTGTGTATCCTCCACTGCGAAGTGAGGCTTCTCCATTTGGATCATTTACAATCCATGTTTCATTCTCATCGTCGTATCCAATAATTACTGAATAGTGGCCTCCACCTGAAGGCGAACTGACTGGTCCTTCAAACAACCAGCCCACTGCTACAGGTCTTCCTGAATCAATAGCATCTTTCAATGTTTGAGTTGTACCATCAAATTTAAACTCTGCGTCAAGACCAATTGACTTCAAAGTTTTAACTTGTGCTTGTGCATCTGTTGTATCACCATATTGCTTACGGATTGCGTTGTAATCGTCATCGTTATCAATCTTTCCGTAGTACATGGCGACCATGGCCATGCTGCTTGAGAAGCATTCTCTAAATCCCGTTCCAGAAGAATTATCGTTTTGACTTTGAAATGGCACACTTAATATGGTGCTGCTTGTAACCTCAAGCTTGTCACGGTAAGTCTTAACCCAAGCATGTTCATTATCTTTCAATATATCCCTCATTTGCCCATACAGTATCCGAATACCTTCCTTCTGTTGAGCTTCTGAGTTGTAATACTTGAAAAAGTTTTCAAACTCTTTAAACGATAGATTAGCCATTTTATATTTCTATTCTTAAGCATTCTAACCACTACAATATAATAAATGAGTCTTTATTATGACACCCGAAGAACGTACTACCTTCTGGAAAGCTGTAGAAAGTGGAGAAAGCCCCTTATTGTCTGTACTTCACAACTTAGTGGAAAAGTGGGGATTGCCTGCAATTATTATGTGCTTAGGTGATATTTCTAATGTCTTATCCGAAGACGCAGAAACAGCACCACTTAGCCCAAATCAGCGTGGGTTAATTTTAGGTGCTTGTGCACAAGTGTGTGCTCTGAGTGATCAAATGCATGCTGAGATGGATTTTCTTACCCTTACAGACAATGGATAAACACGAGAGAGACAATTGGGTCAAAGTTAAAGAAGCACTTGAAAAAGCTAATAAAACTGATTGTTACTTTTACAAACGTGCAGTTGCAATTATTGCAGGGAAACCGGACCCATTACAATAAATATAGAGTTTAAAAATATTAATATGGCTGGACAAACTGCGGCAAAATCTAAAGCCAAAGCTCCTGCTAAAAGCAAAAAGAAAGGCGCTATGAAAGGCATGACCGTTAAAGGCGGCCATAAACTTTCAGTTAAACAAGGTGCAGGCCTTACTGAAAAAGGGCGAAAAGCGATCAACCGAAAAACAGGATCAAACCTCAAGGCACCTGCACCTAATGGTAAGCCTGGAACAAAAGCAGGTGCACGTAAGAAATCATTCTGCGCTAGATCACGTGGTTGGACAGGTGAGCGTGGTAAAGCAGCACGAGCGAGGTGGAAATGCTAATTCGTATGGCAGGTCAAGCATTAAAACCAATGGTAAATACAGGTGAAGGTTGTGCATCTAAGCCTGAAACTTATCCAGCAAAACCCCGTGGTGGAACAAGCCATGGCCCACAACTACTAGGTCAAAAGTATGTCTAAACTAGCAAAGAAACCCGTAAAACCTAAAGGCAATTGCGGCTGTAAGCACAGTAAAGGTAAAAAGTAATGGCTGACGGAACTGCTAAAAAGAAAGATCCAGCAAAGTGGGCAGCTGCTAAATCAAGAGCTAAAGCCAAGATGGGTGGCAAGCACAGTGCTCGTGCGATGCAACTGGCAACTAAATACTACAAAGATAGTGGCGGTAGTTATGCAGGTAAAAAACCTACTTCTAAAACTAATAAGCTCAAGAAATGGGGCAAAGAGAAATGGCAAACTAAAGATGGTGCTGGTGACAAAGCCAAGCAGTCTGATGGTTCGACTAAACGATATCTTCCTAAAAAGGCTTGGAGTAAATTAACGCCGAAACAGAAAGCCGCAACAGATGCTAAAAAACGAGCAGCATCTAAGAGTGGGCAGAAAGTGACACCCAACACGAAAGCTGCAAAATCTGCAGGCAAATCAGCTAGAAATGCTAAGTAAAAGCTTAGTTAAAATAATAGTAATGTAACTGCTTATGATTGATGATTAATAATGCAAACAAAGCCTTAGGTTATGCGGAAGTTTATTACAACTATAGAACTGAAAAGTTCTTCACAGATGCTGTCGGTAGTCAATTTTTAGAACTGGATATTACTTTTGCAGGTGGCGGTAGTTCTGGTGTTAATAGCATAACCGCAGGTAATGGAATTTCTGTAGATCCAACGACAGGCAATGTCACAATTACTGCTGATCCAGAGTCAAGCACTCTTGATGACGTTACCGGAAGAGGATCAACTACTACCAATGATATTAGTATTGGAAGGCTGACAGCATCTAAAATAGGACTGCCTTCTCTCAGTGCACTTCCAACTACTAATTTAAACTTTGGCGATCTTTGTGCATTAACAAGTGATAACCGCCCATATTTTTACGATGGAAGTAATTGGCGAAAGCTTTATCTAGTTGACGTACCTCCAGCAGCAGGAGATCCTGATACTGACTGGGATCAGGTCATTTTGCGACTCACATTCGATACGAACCTTGAGGACCAATCAGATAATAGCTACACTGCAGCATTTGACGCCAACTACATATCCCGTGTTGGAAGCCCTAAAAAGTTTGGCACCCATTCGGCAAAATTAGAGGCAGGTAGACTCTCTTATAGCTCCGTACCTAATTTTCTTACTAGTGCATTTACTATAGAATTTTGGCTATATCTTGATACTCATGTCAGTGGTTCTAGCAACACGCATACTGTAAGTTTATTTGAATACGGCAGTACACGTTTTCAGTATGTGGCAACAAATGGAAGTAATACAGTAACTTTCAGGTTCACCGATTCTGATGGCACACAATCTTTTGGGAATTTTTCCTTTAGTACACAAACTTGGCGTCACATTGTATTTTCAAGGAATGCAACTTCTGGTGTAATAACATTTTACATAGATGGGACAGTTAAAGGAACAGTAAGTGGTAATAATATTTCTGGCACGACTTCTAGTTCTATGTCGTTTGGAGACGCTTTTCGGAATGATTATTTTATCGACGATGTAAGAATCTCTAGTTTTGAGCGGTATACAACTGGCTTCAATCCTCCAACCGCTGCTTTGCCTACTAGCGATTAGTCCTAAGTTTTTTACTTACAATAAGCGTTAATAAACAACTATGATAAGGCTAGTTGTTAATATAACGTGGCAAATTTTTCTAGTTGGTTTTCACGCTGTCAGGGAGATTGGAAGTCTTACCGTAGATATCTCTCGTTACCTGCTCATAAAGATGATTCATACAACACTGAATTCTCAATCACCGTGAATGACGATAAAGTTAATATCACATGGAATGGTGATGTTAGTTCGGGCGACATGAATCTTACAATCGACGGTGACGTGCTACACCGTGATATTGGTTACTTCAGTGATGAGCCCAACGACAGCAAGCTGACACTGCTTGACGAAGATACGGTCGTATTACATAGCGCCTATGACGGCATGGAATTCCGTGAAGAGATTCGTCTGCTTGATGATGACAATCATCGCCTTCGTCAGACAGTTGGATATCGCAACGGAAAACCTTTTCTAGTCGGCCAGTACTGGGAAGAGCGAAAAGCTGTTAAGGGGTAACCCCTCCAATAGCTAGATGGAAGAGTTATCAATTATGTGGCTGGAAACTACAAAAAACGCCACAACCCAATGCGAAACTCTGACGTAGTTCTTCTTCGAGTTTCTTAATTATATTAGCTAACTGTAGTTAACTATGTGTTTATGGAGCTTAGCGGATTCGAACCGCTGACCCCTTGCATGCAATGCAAGTGCTCTACCAGCTGAGCTAAAGCCCCGTGCTCGCTTTCTTTAGCGCAGGGTGATTCTACCATCCCAGCCCCCTCTAAATCTTCTTTGCTTGACTGGTAGAGGTGCACTGGTAGAGTTCTGGTAGAGCGGTTCAGAATCGCAGGCTATGACTAGCTTGTCATGTAAATGGCATTTTGTGCACACAGTTGCATAAAACAAGTCATAGACTGGGATCTCAACTGTTAAGTGGTAGGGCAAATCAGGTCAAACTGAGACAACTACCGCCAACTTCACCCACTGACTTGGCCTCAATTCTGCTTTTCAGAGTTGATTAGATGCCACGTCAAGTACATCCGGTGGAGGAAATAGCTCCCAAGTGGTCTCAGCTTATGGCTCCTGCAAAAGGACAAATTTATAAAGTCGATCTACCTACCCGTCACGGCAAGTCACGCTCTTTGGCGTTAGAGATTGAAAGCAACTCAAGAAGCTTCCGTCTCCGAGCAAGAGATCACTCACGAGCACGACCAGTAGTTGCTCGTAGTCTTGATCTTCAATGCCCGATAGAGATTACAAGCAAAGAAGATGCACTAAAATACTTGCAAAAATTTCCAGAGAAGTTTTTGCTCTTCCAAGGGGTTTTGGAAGAAATGCAGAATGGCTACTGGATGGGAGAACTTAACGTTAGACATGAGAAGCGTAAGCACATTAATCGCAATTATCCTCACGGAACTTTAGGACATTGCTTGCGTTGGTATATGTCAGAGGAGACAGGATCTGATAATCAAAGAGATAAATATGGAGCAGACGCTTACACGTTGCTAAGAATGGAAAGTAAGAATGGAGAATTCTTTGGCCATATCAATGCAGAAGATCTAGATGAAGACATCGCTGACCAGATGCACTTTGAATGGATAAAGGCAGGCCGTGCTTATACAACCTTAAGAGGAGCATTCGCTCTTCTATCAGCCGCTCTATCAAGAGGTGCCAAGTTTCCTAAGTCAACTGGTGTCAGGCGAGGGCAGTACTGGGGCGCTGTTGACAGCGAAGGCCGAGGCAACCCTATTAACAATGAACGTAAGCGCGTTGATTCGATAATTGCTGATAATCGTTTGAAAGACGAGAACTCACGCCCTCAGCCATTTACACAAGAAGAATGCACAGCGCTAACCAAAGCATTCTTACGTCATGAGCACTTGAAGCCGTACTTCCCGTTATTTGCGTTGTTGCTATCTACAGGCAGTCGCCCAAACGAAGTACTGGCGTTGAGGTGGAGCCACGTTATGGGGCTGTGGAAAGGGCATCAAATTGGCACTCATGTACCTGCTGCACAGAAGTTTGTTCTAGATGGTCAGCCTGTATTTTTCGAGTTTGGAGTTGATAGAAGGAATAGATTACATATTGAACCTGAACAGCGTTTCAAATGCGTCAAGAATGGATGTGAGCATCAGCCTTTGCTGAATTCCTATGTGCCTGAGTTTGAAGACCTGTTCGCCAAAGCAATAAAGGCAGCATTACCACCAGTTCTGGAATGCATGACAAATAGAGACTGGCGTAAAAACTTAGTATTTCAGGGACCAAAGGCAAAAGATGACTTTAGGCTTCCGTTTGATTGGCATAACTTCAGAAGGTACTTTATGCAGGCATGTGCTTATTCAGGTGTTCGTTACCGCAGGCCCTATAACCTTCGGCACACCTATGTCTCATTAATGGTTCATCATGGTCAGTACAGCTGCAAGCAGGTAGCTACTTGGATTGGCGATACAGAAAGCACTACTAGAAGCAAGTACTTAGGTGTAGTCAATTTTCCTCTTATGGATAAGGTAGAAGGCAAGCCCGACCTGAGCACCATGATTAATTCCATGAGTGTTGCTGAAAAGGCTCAGTTGATGGCCCAGCT